TGCCTTTGACACATGAGTTGAGAAACATGGGCATACCTGTTGTTAACTTTACGCCAAGCAAAGGTAATGATAAGATAACTCGTGTTCATTCGGTGTCTCCTCTTTTTGAAGCTGGCATGGTCTGGGCACCGGACACGGTTTTTGCGGACGAGATGATTGAAGAGGTTGCCGCATTTCCAAACGGGGAGCATGATGACTTGGTAGATAGCATGACACAGGCCCTGATGAGATATCGCCAAGGCAACTTTGTTCAGCTACCTTCTGATGACTGGGATGAGGAAGACGGGAATATGCAGGTAAGGGCGTACTACTGATGGCTGATAGTAAGGTAGACTTAGGGGCTGGCGGTTCTGATTTTAGCGGCATGTCCATGAACGAGGCATTTGGTCTTGAGCCTACTGACGAAGGCTATATGGGTCTATTTCCCGGTCCTGTTTACAAAGAAGGCGACCCCATGGTCGACCGTGGCTACTATGAGGACATGGGTGACTATGAGTTTTCCGCGGACCGCGGATCTCCATATGAGGGTCTAGCGGAGTCTTCCACCGGCATGACTGACGTTGAGGTTCTTCCGATGTTAGAGGACGGGATGTTATTTCCAAACTCTATTTCTGGTAAGACAGGGTCAAATGTTCCTGTTCGTGTTGAGCGGGACGCTGACGGCGGCATAACTACTGTGCCTATTGGTTTTCAGGAGGGCGGCGACGTTCCTTTATCTGATGACGGTTCTCTGCCCGGTGTTGACGATTTGCGTTTTGCTACCCTTCAAGAGGTAGAAGAAGGTTCATATCGCCATTTACAGAACTTGCAGAGAATGCTTTCAGAAAATTTGGCCGCGGCTCAAAGCCCTGTTTCAGACGCAGGTGGTTTTCCTGTGCAGGCATCACCTGAAGTTCGTCGAATGCAGTTTGAGGAAGCGGCTCGTTTAAGAGAAGAGATTGATGATTTTGCTAATCGTCGTGCGCTTGCTCTTCAAAATTATCCGGAAAGTAGCACAAAACTTTATGTAAAAGAGGGGGAGACGCCTTACTTTAGAAGCCTTCCAGATGCTTTGGTTGAGGGGTACGCTGAAGGCGGTTCAGTAGAAGAAGTTGGTATCATGGGGGCTTTGCTACGGCCCAGCATAGACATTCCGGACTCTGCATCACAAGATATAGTTCGTCAGTCTGCTCGTGAGGGTTCTGAGGGTGCTTCTATGTTTTATCCTGAAGGGGCCCTGACATTTGAACAGGTTCTGGAGACTAAGTATGGGTATCCGGCTGACGTTGACCGCAGTGATTTTGAGACGACTTCGGAATTGATGCGGGCTGAACGTCCCCGATATGACCTTCCGACATATCAGGAGATGGAGGATGCTCGTGCTCATGCGTTGCAGACAGCTTTGCTGGCACAGCAGGTTGGTCCTGAGACAGCTCAGGGCCTTGGCAGTATATCAGAGTTTGTAGACAAGACTTTTCTTGGAGCCACCTCAGAGGACGTTGCGATGGACAAGCGCAACAATGCTTTTGGGGCCCAGTTGTTGAAAAAGGCAGGTATAAACGCTACGCCGCAGCAGATTACAAAGATGGTAGATCAGGCTGTTTTTGACCAGTTGGACACGGTTTTAGGGCGTGAGCCCGGTGAGCGGCGGTTCAAGTCACCTGATACCGGCATAGATATCTTCTTTCCGCGGGACAAGTACGGTTACTTCAATGTGAATAGGTACGACTGATGGCAGAGAGAAAAACAGGGCTACCGGTAGATCCTACGTCTCCTCCTATTGCTCAAATTATATCTCCTTTTGTGCCGATGTCATATCAGGTGGACAGGCCCTATTCTCTTAACACACAAGAAGTAGATGGCGGTTTAATTTACTCTGAAACTCCGCAAAAGGTCTCTGATCCGCAGTTCGCGGTCCCTCCTGTTATTACCGGTGGTATTGAGTTTTTTAAACAGTTTTTAGATGACCCGACAGAAACGGCTGGTGGCATAGCCACGGCCATTGGTGAAGAGATAAAAGCGTATCCGGAGCGTCAGGTGCGGACGGCTTTGGCTGGTGGTGAGACGATTAATCCGGAGACGGGTGAGATTGAGCGGTATGACCCGTTAGGTGTACCGGCGACCACGGCTCTCGGATCTGCCGCTTCGATAGCCCGGACTGCGGGAGATGGCGGCACTGTTCTCGGTATTATGGCCGGTCGCAACGCTAAAAGTGGTCAGGAAAAGTTTGACGATGCGTTTGAGCTCCTTAGAGAAGGCAAGAAAGACAAAGAAATTTTTGATGAGACAAAAAGTTTTTTTGATTTAGATGTGTTCGGTAACGAGCGTGATGCTTTTCGTTTTGAAATACCCACGACTGGCGTGACCTTAAAAGAAGGGCTTGTTTCTGATGGCAAGCTACAGGGAAAAGTTAGAAACGTAGAGCGAGCTGAGGATGAGTACGGTAGCTACCTTGGGTATACATCGACTAATGACGACCCTTATGTAAACCTAGAAGAACTCTTAGATTTTCCGGAGTTATACGAACAGTATCCGCAACTTAGAGAGTTAAAAGTTGCAAATGTTGAGGGCCATGGCGGGGCTTTCTACGACCCTGCAAAAGACTTTATCGGCATGGGTACGCGCAGAGACAACAAGACCTTTTTATCGGCTCTGTTGCATGAGGTACAGCATAAGGTTCAGAGAATAGAGGGATTTCCCACAGGGGCTAATCCAGAGGCAATAGCTATTGGATTAGCGGATCGTATGGAAACAGCCAGTCCCGAACCGTTTAGAAACCTTTCTAAAGAGTTGTACCGGTCGGTTTATGGCGAAACAGAGCCTGTTGCCGTTCAACGTCGTTTTGAAAACCCTGAAAAAGCAACAGAAAGTCCTCTTAAAACTAGAAGAGAAGTGACGCCGGACGATAATATTTCCATAAGTCAAGCTGATGCAGTGGATCGCGGGGAGGAAGCTCTTATAGACGCTCTTGAGTATGGGGACATTAGTTACAGCGATTTATACAACCTACAAAGCCCTTTTAGTTCCTCTACAGGCCGTCCCCCAGTAGAAAAGGGTAGTGTCTTTGTTTATCCCAGTGAAAAGATAGCGCGAAAAGCAGAAGGCGGCGTGGTGAGTTTGTTAGATAAAGCACAGAACATGAACCGCGGTCCGAAGGGCGTGGCGAGTTTATCGTCAGTAGCTAGGAATATGAACCGCCCTATGGTAAGTTAGGGCAAAGGAGATAGCACATGGCTCGTAAACCTATTGCTGGAATGGTGGACAAAAACGTCCCGTCGCAACTTGATCCTGAAGATTTAGCTGCGGAGATAGAGCTAGAATTACCCGGCTCTATGGATGACAACATCGTTGCTTTTGAGGGCATGGTAGAGAACATGAATGTTGAGGTTACGCCGGATGAAGACGGTGGTGTGACTATTGACTTTGACCCGCAGGACCAGCGTGGTGCGGGCGATGATTTCTATATGAATTTAGCTGAAGAGATGCCTGATGGTGAACTTGGCCGTATTGCAAATGAGTTGTTAGCAGAGTTTGATGCTAATAAATCCAGCCGACAGGAGTGGGAAGATGCTTATGCTAACGGTTTGGAGTTGCTGGGATTCTCTTATGAAGAAAGAGCACAGCCCTTCAGAGGTGCTTCAGGTGTCACGCACCCATTGCTTGCTGAGGCGGCTACTCAATTTCAGGCGCAGGCGTTCAATGAGCTGCTGCCAGCTAGTGGGCCAGTGCGAACTACTATCTTAGGCGCAGAAACTAGGGAGAAACAGCAGCAGGCACAGCGTGTCAGGCACTTTATGAACTACTACATCACCAATGTGATGGAGGAGTATACCCCAGAACTTGACCAAATGCTGTTTTACTTACCTTTAGCGGGTAGTACGTTTAAGAAAGTCTACTATGACGAGACTTTGGGTCGTGCGGTAAGTAAGTTTATAGCGGCAGAACACCTTGTGGTTCCTTACGAGACCTCTGATTTAGAGACTTGTCCCAACATTACGCAGGTTTTACGCATGTCTCTCAACGATTTGCGTAAAAAACAGGTGTCTGGCTTCTATTTGGACATACCGGTGATACCTGCACAGGGTGAAAATGACGCTGTAAGTGAGGAACTTAGCAAAATTGACGGTATGTCACCCACTCAGATTGACTATGACTGCACTATTTTGGAGTGTCATGTTGATTTAGACCTAGAAGGGTATGAAGACGAGGACGAAAACGGCGATCCGACCGGTATTAAGATACCATATGTTGTCACAATCAGTCAGGACAACGGTCAGATACTGTCGATTCGCCGTAATTACCGTGAAGAGGACGAATTAAAGCGAAAAATACAATATTTTGTGCATTATAAGTTTCTTCCGGGCTTTGGTTTCTATGGATTAGGCTTAATTCACACGATTGGCGGCTTGTCACGTACCGCCACAGCGGCACTGCGACAGTTAATCGACGCTGGTACGTTATCCAACCTCCCAGCGGGTTTCAAAGCCCGCGGATTGCGTATTAGAGATGACGATGACCCGTTGCAGCCCGGTGAGTTTCGCGATGTTGACGCTCCCGGAGGGGCTATTCGTGACAGCCTGATGCCGCTGCCATTTAAAGGGCCTGACCAGACTCTATTTAACCTGCTTGGGTTCGTAGTTGACGCTGGTCGCCGTTTTGCAACCATAACAGACATGAAAGTTGGGGATGGTAACCAGCAGGCGGCTGTGGGAACAACTATTGCTCTGCTGGAGCAAGGCTCTCGCGTGATGAGTGCGGTGCATAAACGCTTGCACTACGCTATGAAACTAGAATTTAAGTTCTTATCACGCGTAATGTCAGAATCCTTACCAGAAGAGTACCCTTATTCTGTAGAGGGTGCAGAAGCTTCTGTAAAAGCAAGAGATTTTGATGACCGTGTAGATGTTATACCTGTATCTGACCCAAATGTGTTTTCTCAGGCACAGCGCATAGCTCTGGCGCAGACTAAGCTACAGCTTGCGGGTGCAGCACCAGATATGCACAACATGTATGAAGTGTATAGGGATATGTATGATGCTCTTGGTGTTAAAGACACTGACCGTATCATGCGCCGTGTTCCGGATGAAGAGCCGCAACCAAAAGACCCTGCACAAGAAAACATAGATGTTTTGGATATGATACAGCTCAAGGCTTTTGAAGGTCAGGAACATGAAGCGCACATTATGGCGCATATGGTCTTTGGTTCTACACCAATGGTGGCTGGTATGCCTGCGGTAGGTATAGCTTTACAAAAGCACATTATGGAACATGTAAGAATAGCTGCAAGAGAAAGGGCTGCTGTTGAGTTTATTCAACAACGTCAGGCAGATGGCGGGCAACCTGCAACAGAAGAAGAAATGTTGGCGATAGAAAGTCTTACGGCACAGTTTATTGCTGAAGGTATGCAGTCATTGAAACAGTTGTCACAGCAGGTATCTGGCCAAGGTCCAGATCCTCTGGTTCAGTTGAAAGAACAGGAGCTTCAGATACGGGCACAGGCAGAACAGGCCGATGCTCAGAACGATGCGGCTAAGCTAAACCTTGATGCTCAAAACCAGAGAATGAGAGCAGACCAGTTCCAGCAACGCTTGGCAAGCCAAGAACGTCAAACACAGGCTCGCATAGATGCAGCAGAGCGGCGTGAATTTATCAAACAGAAAGGTGATTAAAAATTTTAGCGGAACTGGCGGCTGCAAATGCGGCCTTTACAATTATCAAGAAGGCTGTCCAGAATACTGGGGATATAGCCAAAGCAGGAAAGGCCATATCGGATTTCGTTATAGCCAAAGAAGAGCTGCAACGAAAAGGTAATAAGAAAAAGAAATCAGGAGTCCGTTCATCTGATCTTGAAGAGTTTATGGCTCTGGAAAGCATTCGTCAAAAGGAACAACAGTTAAAACAGATAATGATATACACGGGTCGGCCCGGTCTTTGGCATGATTGGCAAAAATTTCAGGCAGATGCTAGAAAAGAACGCAGGGTGCGAGAGGAGTTGGCTAGACGCAGAAGAGCAGAACTCTCAGAAGCGATTGGTTTAGGCGCAGCAGGTCTGTTAGTTGCTTCAATGGTGGCCGGACTTGTTGCTTGGGTGGCATGGTTGAAGGGGATGTTTGACTAATGAGTGCGGAAGACGTAGCAAGAAAGCTATTAGAACTAAAGATACTGCCTAGATTTATGATGTTGTGCATGACGGGCGTGTATATCAGGTGCATAGAATGGGCACTTTCACAGCCGGATTTGACAACTCAGCAGGCTTCGCTAATTTCAGTCGTCACGGGTGCCATGACAGGTTCGCTAGCAGTATGGTTAAATTCTGAAAAATGAAAGAGTTTGTTCTTGTTATATCCATGTGGGGACATACAGGTGCCGAATGGATGTACGTTGGCAATCAGATAGTATTGCAGCAATCTTTTACACAAGAACAGTGTTACCGTTTGTTACAAAAGGATATGTGGAAAGCTAACTATAAGAATCAGTTTTACAAAATGAATATCCAGTGTTTTCCTAAAGATTGTGCTGGCAAAAGAGTGTGTGATTAATGCCTGCAAAGCTTAACGAAAATACTGAAGTAGCTCTTCCGTTACGCAACATCATATCTATGGTCGCAGCGGCATCCCTTGCTACTTGGGCATATTTTGGAATTATAGAACGCTTAAACCAAATTGAAACCAACATCACAATGATGGAATCTGATGTCGAACACAATACAGAGTTTAGAATAAAGTGGCCGAGAGGAGAGATGGGAAGCCTCCCGGCTGATTCTGAGCAATTCATGCTAATTGAGCACTTAGCTTTAGAATTTGAAAAGCTTCAATCTCAAATAGAAGACGGTAAAGCCCCCTATGACCAACAACAAAAGTTGACATTAGAGTTTTACGAAAAAAGAATAACAACAATAGAAGAAAATTTAGAAAAGATACGAAACGGTGGTTGAAGTTACGTTTGTGTTAATGCTTGTGATGGGTGGGGAACGCATAGAGTATACTCCCTATAAATCTCTTGGCGAATGCTTGTCTGTGAGGCGCAAGATTAAACGCAACGTGGGTCACACAAACAACTTTGATCAGAAATGGTCCTGCAAAGAATATAAAGTTATGATGTTAAACGGAGAAATTTTAGATTTTATTGAGGAGTAACTCATGTTACAGGCGTTAATAGGTCCAGCAACAGATCTGATAGGTAAGTTCGTTGAAGACAAAGATAAGAAGAATGAGTTGGCGCATGAGATTGCGACAATGGCAGAACGACACGCGCAGGAGCTGGCAAAGGGACAGCTTGCAATTAACGCTGAGGAAGCGAAGTCGAAAAATATTTTTGTAGCTGGATGGAGACCTTTCGTTGGTTGGACTTGTGGACTTGCTCTCTTTGTGCATTTTCTTGCTATTCCTATTGCTGATGTGGTGACGGCGTATCTTGGTCTTACTCCACCGGCCTACCCAGCTTTCGATATGGATACTTTAATGACCGTGTTGCTAGGCATGTTGGGGCTTGGTGGACTCCGTACATATGAAAAACAAAAAGGTTTGACAAAATAATGGAAGCTAACTTTTTTAAAAGCTTAGCCCTTGTGCTGAAACACGAGGGCGGCTTCGTTGACCATCCGGAGGATCCGGGTGGAGCGACCAATAAAGGGATTACACATAAAACATATGCTGATTTCCTAGAGCGGCCTCTCGAAGATGTCGAGGAGCTAAAGAATATACCTGATGAACACGTAGAGATG